ACTTCGTACTGAAAGTCCCAAAATCGCGTCGTTGCTTCGCAACGATACGATAAATATTTGTAATTATAGGGCAGAAATCCTATGGAAGCACAGTTTTTAAGTCTCGAAGGCGATTTTGTTATTCGTCAGGGCACAGAATTGATAGAATATCATAGAATCTCGGATATTCCAGACAAGTTTGATCATTTAATTAAGTTTATGCCGAAGTATCCAGAACCACCGCATGATATTAACGACCATGCGTTGATGGAGAACATGGTAAACTTCCTAACTATGCTACAAGCAAGAGAACAGAAGTGAGTGTAAGTATAACTCCAGACGAAGTAACAGGTTTGCCCGATATAACTCGACCAAACTTCACTATGAACACCTCAGTGAGTGCTACAGCAAGTGCGAGTAGTCCAAATCAAGCTGCTGTAACTAACGTGAGTGCCACTGTACAGGGTTCTCAACCCAATTTAACGATAACGCCAGGTACAACAAGCGTTTCAATCAGTGGGACGCTATCAGATCCCTTTAATGACGTGTTTACATACGTAGAACCTGGTCAAACTAACCTTAACTCCACTCCAATACAAGTAGAAGGTACAGATAACATGCCTTCTGGTAAGGTTATGTACGATCTGAACCAAGATGGCAGTGCTTATGTCTCTGAGTTCTTTGATATCACAGTTCAATGGGAGTCAGGACCCGCAGGGAACTTAGTAGCACAGACTCCCGCAACCTTCACTCTCGAATTGAAGATATATAATGAGTGGGAAGGTATACGTTCCTTTATTTCAAATTATTATTAATCAAATGCCCGCAGTAACAAGAGTCGGAGACGCAGATGTAGCCCATTGTTCTGGAATGTCTAGAGCACAGGGTTCAGGTAACGTCTTTGCTAACGGTATTCCTATTTCTCGTCAAGGAGATAAGAATACAGTTCATTTAAAACCTGGTAGTCCATGTCCACCTCATTCTGCTTCTATAAGTAGTGGAAGTTCTACAGTCTTTGTAAATGGCAAAGGTTGTGGTAGAGTAGGAGACGGATTAGGCGGTTGTACATCAGTCGCAGCAGGATCATCAAACGTATTCGCAGGATAACAAAAAATTATGGCAGTAACATGGAACACTGGAAACAGTATTGAATCAAAACCAAAGAAAACAAGACAGGGTAAAGGGCAACATAGCATATACTCTGCCACATCTCGAAATAAAGCGAGGAAAAAGTATCGTGGCCAAGGCAAATAGAATTGTAGACGGAAAAAGGAACGCAAATGTGCCCGTAGATATGTCAGATCACTTCTACGACCATGGAAATGAGTATTGTAGGTACTTAATTACCGATCCTCGTAGTGATAGACCAAGAAAAAAGAGAAAACCCTTTGAAAACGTGTCTAAATAAACATTGAGGTCGAATACGTAGGTATACTATGGCAGCTTCCCTGCCCAGTCGAGCGTTTAAGGATTTTGATCTAACATTTAGAAAGAATCCTGTAACCAATGACGTAAATACAATTAAAAATGAAGTAGCAATCAAAGAAGCGGTAAAGAACATCGTTCGATACAACTTTTATGAGAAACCATTCTTGCCAAATTACGGTGGGAACATTACTGGTGCTCTTTTTGAATTATATGCAGAGGGACAGTCATCTCTTATAGAATCTCAAATCAAAAATATCATAAACCTCTATGAACCACGTGTTGTGTGTTATAGAGTCAAGGCAAAGTTCGATGAACGCTCAAATGACTTGGCAGTAGAGATATATTATTTGATTACAGGACTACCTAACGTAATTGACAACCTAGAAGTTATACTTAAGCGATAATGGCACTCACAAAAGTCAACTCGTTAGAGTTTAACGAGATCAAGGCACAATTAAAGGCATATTTAAAGGGACAGTCTGAATTTAGCGACTACGACTTTGAAGGATCCTCGTTATCCACACTATTAGACGTACTTGCTTATAATAGTTACTACTCTGCGGTCAATGCTAACCTAGCAATCAACGAAAACTTCTTAGACACTGCAGTTCTAAGAGAAAACGTAGTAAAGTTAGCTAAACTGATAGGATATACCCCAAGGAGTGCTAGAAGTGCCCGTGCGACCTTTACAGTGGTCATACAGACGACATATGGCACAGGGTCTAATGGTAGAGGATACCCAGAATCAGTACAAATCAATAAAGGAGTCTTTGCTTCGTTCACAGGAGAAGGTGGAGCGAACTTTGTGTTCTCCATACCCAAGGATTTAATCGTATCTGTCAATACACTAGATGGTAAAGCAACATTTACAGGTGTAGAGACATTTGAAGGAATATTCATCACTGATACTTTCGTAAAAACAGAGTCAGAGAGACAGAGGTTTGTTTTAGGCAACCTAGCTGCTGACACTTCTGCTATGAGTGTAGAAGTAACACGTGGAACTATCACTGATGCATATTTGATGGCAACAGATATAACAGCAGTAAACAATATTAGTAAAGTATTCTTCTTAGAGGAGTCAGAGAGCAAAAGACCTGAGTTAGTCTTTGGTGATGGCATCCTTGGTGAAGGATTAGTCAATGGAGATGTGATCGAGGTCACTTATCCTACTTCTTCTGGGTCAGCTCCTAATGGATTGACTGGATTCTCGTTTGCAGGGACTGTAAAGGACTCTCGTAACGCTCCAATCACTTCTGGAATCAGTTTGACCTTAACAGCACGTCCTGATGGTGGTGCTTTAGCGGAATCTATTGATAGTATCAAGTATTCTGCTCCTAAGTTCTATTCTAGCTTCGGTAGAGCAGTAACTACTAAGGATTATGAGGCAATCATTCCTCAGATCTATCCTAACGTCCAATCTATTGTTGCTTTTGGCGGTGAAGAGGCAGATCCACCAGAATACGGTAAAGTCATTGTCGTAATCAAACCTAAAAACGCAGATCGTCTGTCTATTTCTGAAAAAGACGCAGTACAGAAGAAAATACGTTCATATTCAGTAGGTGCGGTGGAACCAAAGATCATGGATCCATCTGTTTTGTATATTGACCTTTCTTCTTACGTTTATTTCAACCCAAACAACACAAGAAGGACACAAGCAGAAATTAATCAGATTATTTACCGTACATTAGAGACATTGAATGCTTCTGCTGAGTTTAACAAGTTTGGTGGTAAGTTTAAGTACTCTAAAATCCAAAAGATCATTGATGATGCGGAACCATCCATCACATCGAACATCACAAAGGTGAAGATGCGTAAGAATGTTCCAATTTCACTAAATCAGCGTTTTAATTACAAAATCTGTTACGGAAACAGAATTAACGCACAATTAGAGACACCAACTTTAAGCACCAATGGTTTCAAACGTGCTGATGGTGGAAATCAGGTATTTTACTTGAATGATGATGGATTAGGAACCATACGTCTTTACTATGTGACCACAAATGGTTCAAAACAGTATATTGGTGGTAATTGGGGTACGATTGACTACACATACGGAGAAGTCAGGATTAACGACCTTATAATTACCGAAGTAGTCAACTCTACTGACAATATTATACAATTCTCCGTAATTCCCGAATCTAATGACTTAGTTTCACTCAGGGAGACCTACTTGACACTAGGTATAGATAATCTAGTTGTCAATGTATTAGAAGATGAGATTTCCAGTGGTTCAAACACTTCTGGAACAGGTGTAGTACCAGAATCGAGTTATAGTTAGTAATGCCAGCTGAACAGTCGTCGTGGAAAGTTGCGTCGTGGGTCACACCTCAAACTGAGGTCACGGTTGACCCGATTGATGCTTCGGTTTCGCCAGAATCAAGAACTAAAGTATCTGATAGGATTGAGGAACAGATTCCTCAGTTTATCAGACAGGACTATCCTGACTTCATTCAATTTATCAAATATTACTATCAAGCACTGGAGTTAAAAGGTAACCCAGTTGATGTAATACAGAACCTAGATGAATATTATAACATAGACCGCCTAAACGACCTCGTAGAGTCGACTACAGCGTCCTCTGGGATCGCAACTGATGCTACAGTCATAGACGTAAGTAATACTAGAGATTTTCCAAAAGAAGGTCTCATAATGATAGACGAAGAGATCATATACTACAAGAGTAAGGGGCAAACCCAATTTAGAGAGTGTGTTAGGGGTTTTCATGCGACTACCAAGGTAGGTACACTTAAAGAGTATACCTTCAGCGAGTCTGTAGCTGCTTATCACGACTTTGGGTCAACTGTCGTCAACCTCAACAACCTTTTACCTCTATTCTTACTACAGAGGTTCAGAGATCAGTTTGCTGAGTCATTCCCAAGCAAGTTTGCTCCAGAGATACAACAATCAACAGTTACTAAACGTCTTAAGGACTTTTATGCTGCTAAAGGTACATCAAGGTCATTCAAGTACTTGATGAGAGTGCTCTTTGGTGTAGAGTCAGTAATTGAGTACCCTAAAGACAGAATCTTCAAACCTAGTGACGCATTTTACACTGTAAGGGAGATTATTCGTGCTACAGCGATAAGCGGAAACCCTGTAGAACTTACAGGTGAAGTATTATACCAAGAGAACGATCCAAACGACGAAAATGTAAATTCCGCACGTATATACGTAAAATCCGTAGTTGAGGTGTTTACCGAAGACGGAAAGATCTATGAATTAGATGTTGACACGGAAAATGGAGCTGGAAGTTTCTCAACTCCGTATAAGACGCTCCTTGGCGAAGACTTAAGCTCCAATTTAGGAGATAGTGTCGTAACAGTCGATTCTACTATCGGATGGCCTGAACTAAACGGAGCTATTCGTATAGATGACGAAATTATCAACTATACAGACAAAACAGTCACCCAGTTCCTAGGATGTACCCGTGCGAGAGAGAATACACAGGCAGCACCCCATATTGCGGGATCTGAGGTTACATCTTCATATGAAATCTATGGAAACAGCAATAGAGACGGATCTAGGATCAGTTTAAAGGTATTTGGCGGTACAAGAGGAATAGACATTGTAGATGGCGGTAAATATTACTTACAGGACTCAAAAGTCACAACTCCCGCAGCACCAGGCTTCGATTCACTAGATCCCATCTATGAGAGCTTCATATACAACGCAAAGAAGTTATTAAACGGAACTTCTCTAGTTTTAGACGTTCCATTGAACGATGGCAGCGTTGTAGCGAATATTACGACTGAACAAGAGCATGGATTGAAAAGAGATGA